ACGATTTCTGGGTATCGCAGGTACCTGAAGGTTAGAGACAAATCTCGTTGGGTCATGTGGTCCATTGTGATCAGCATTTTCGCAAAGATACAACTCCTTTATTGCCTCCCTGCACCACATGGGTACTCGCAACTTCCCTTTACAAGGATGTCCGAGCCCACCCAGCACTGCAGGCAGTTCAGGAGGTCTCTTCTTCCTCATCGCGATCACTCGTTGTCGCTTGTACAGTGTACGAGCACAGCGAGCCAAGCGGTTGAAAGAGGAAGGGTCCACGGAATGCTGGCACATGACCCCATTACCATTGCGCACGAACTCCTTCAAGGACGCAGGTCTGAAAGACTTGAGACCACTCTTCTCCGGGGTAAGAAGAGCATAGGCCTCGCAGAACACGAAGCCTATCTTAGATCTAAAGGACTTTCCTTGATGGAGCTCGCTTCCTATTGCAGAGGCTCTCTGCGCATAGGAAGAAACGTTATCTGGATGAGTGATAGCCGCCAAATCATCTCCGCAGATGATCCGGCGTCTGCCCAGGCGGTGACTCATCCAGTGATTGAGGATCGACAACATCGAGAAGGAGCATGGAGTCCCCATAAGGGATCCACGCATCTTCGGGACGTCAATCGTCTTCCCATCCTCACTCACAGGATAACGCTTTTGCAACTCCTGCCACGTTGCTGTGGTCAGCTGCGACTTTTGGTAGCGGACATAATGCTCTCTTTGCCCGATCCCGAGGGACTCTTCGAGATCGGAGCTGAGGTGACTGGGGAAGCCAGCCTTTCTCAGCCCTTTGACGACAGCAAGGAGGGCATCATGTCCAAACCCATCCGTCGCCCTGGTGAGATCTGCCGAAAGGAAGATCCCACCAGGAACCACCTCGTACAATCTTCTCAGAATGTCCTCTTCCGTGTGCGGAGCATACGGAAGAATCTGAGGGACGTTCTGGAGAAGTACGGGCCAGAGGACCTGCCTTACAAGGTCCCCACGAGCAAATACGCTGGCAGGAGGAATGGTAATGACTCGTGCCTTCATCCCCAACTCGGCGATTACGGATGCATGGTGAACAACCTTCACTCCTACCGCATTGCGCAACAACAGGGCTGTACTATGCCCCATGTTGCGCTCTGCGCTTACACATGTAGGATACATGAAGAATTTGTCACCCCGTATTCGCTGCTGGATGCGGTTCTCGAAGTCGGCCGCAAGGCGGGAAGTTTCTTCTTTGTAGCTTGCTCCAATGATCGCACCACCCCTAGTGCGACCACTGGAAACACCGGACCAGCCAGCCCGGGCCAAATCAGC